CCGTATCTCATTAAAGACCGTTTTTATTAAATTTGCTGTCTGCTTTGGCTTCATCATAACTTGAATGACTATCAGGCTTTTTATCTATCTTGCCTCCACCTTTTAAAAATGCCTCTGTTTGGGCGGATATCTCGTCTCGGCTCTCTTGGCGTATCTTAATAAAACAATTGTTTAATGTGACTGCCGGCTGCTTATCCATATCTATAAAACCCCTTTGGCCCAAACTTTTCGACAAGCATTATTGCTCTTCTGATAACACCCCCATCAGTGCCATGCATTATACCTATGCGGTTTATCGTGTAAGTCCCCGCTGCAACGTCTGCTATTGCCTGTATAGCTTCTTTGTAAGTTATGCGGTTAGTCATGTTCTTCAAACATTGAGTTTTAAACTCGCCTCGCCGCTTTGCTGCTGTGTATTCAATATGTTTAGCTTGGGCTTTTAATATCTTGACAAGCTCTTTGTTAGTCTTTGATGAGGTTATCCAATCATTGTTGATTAACATTAGCGCATAAGTTCGCGGCCCTAGCCTGTATTGCATTTGATTGTATTTAAAAGATTCGCCTAAGTTAGATTTATTATTCATTTTATTAACCTGTGTTTTATAGTGTTAGCCGCTTGTAGTTTTTTTCCCCATCTGAAGAGGCTCTATTCTTTTTGCACCCTCAGATAACCTTTCAGTACGGTATCCGCGTTCAAAACCTGCTCGCCAAATTTGCCTGTTATCTTCGTGGTCTAGTGGTGATCTAGATTTAAAATATGCGTCCTCTTTAGCAATCATTTCTGCTTCCATTTCTGCCCATTGCATTTCATTCATATTATTCTGCCCAATCTGTGTTAGTTAATCGCTCATGCATCGTTGTATTATCAGTCGAATAGGGATAATAAGCTTTTGCATTGCTCTTTGCCTGCTTCGTATCTCTCCTCTTTTTTTGTAATATCTTCCACTGCCGTCGCTCTATCAAACGCTTTAAAACTGCGTTCTCCAATACCCGTCTCCGCATAAGCCACAATTGCCAGTGAACTTGGCGGCCAGCTTTCCTTGCCCTCTTGAGCGTCTTTTTTAATATCATGCTCGATTCTTGTATAAGCTCGCCGCCATGCCTTTGCGTCAAAGTGTGCAAGCTCGTTAGTCCAGCCTTTAAAATTTTCGGTATATTGTCCATTTTCAATGTGCGCCCCCTGAGCCGCTATAAACTTGAGTGGATATAATTGAGCCATCCGAATCCATAACCGTTCCATTATTTCGAGATGCTTCTCGTTTGGCATCCATTGCGGCTTGCTCTCGGTATAGTCCTTCAATTGCGCTTTCTTTGCGCTTAGGTTGAAATTTATTGGCTCCATTAGATTCTCCGCTTTTGATCTCATCATTGAAACGATCTTGGCTAAGATACGTTGTCATATGCATTTGAGCAAAACCCATTTGATCAGCCGCAATCCGTTTTTTAGTGTCGTCAATTAAAAACTGTGTAAACTCTGGAACGCTTGTTTTTTTAGATGCCATTTTATTAAATGATTCTAAAGCTTTTTTCTTGCTGCCGTTTTTATGACTTGATAACCATAGCGCTTCAAACAAGTCTTTATTCTTATCTTCTTCTATTCTTTCCTTCTTTACTTCTTTAGTAGTTGTTATTTGATTGTTATTTGATTGTTGTTTGTTTGTTAAGTTGCTTGTTAGTTGGCTTGTTACTTCATCACTTTTTGATTGATAGATGTCATAGTTTGTAATGCCTACAAGCGTGTTTCTGTTTGTTGTTTTGATTGTTATGTCGTTAGTTGATTTTAGCTTAGATAATGACGTTCTAATTTTCTGTGAAGAGAGGCCAATTTGCTGCGATAACTTATCAACACTGGTTATTATTTGGCCTCTCTTAATATCAATACCGCGCCAGTTCTTAGGCTCGTAATTAACGGTTAAAAGTAAGTGAGTAAACAGGCGCATGGTATTGGCATCGGTGTACCATTCCCAATCTAAAAGTGATCTGTGTAATTTTATCCAACCGGACATATAACAACCTATTAGGTTAGCCCCCTTGACTGGTGAAACTTACCGCGAATGACAGTAATCAAGGGTGATTGTGGAAACGGTATGACAACCAAAGGGGCTAATTTAATAAGTCTTTAGTGCCATTCTTTTTTTACAGAGCTTCACATCTGCGCTTACTAAGCTTGAGTATACTACAGATTAATGGTTATTAAAACTATTCTCATGTATAAGTATTAAAGCTTCCTCTACACATTTCATATATGTAAAGGCTATGTCTGAAATAGCACAAAAGCTAGAATCAGCATATTGCCTATTCCATAATTTATAAGCTGTAATAGTTGCAATGTCGTCCTCTTGAAATGGGTTCATGATACAGTTGTAATAATGATTACCGTCATCATTTTTGATTAATTCTAATTTTAAATTAACACCTAGATATATCTTTACTATTTCAATCTCTCTTGCTTCTGATACTTTTACAATCATTTTATTATTTTTTATCTTTGTTGCGCTAGTCATATATATCACCTTTATTAATGTTTTATCAAGTTATCTGTAGATTCAGATTGCTCTGTTTCAAAAGTACCGCTTCTTATCTTGCCTATAATGTGATCAATTACCCCAGAAGTTATATTTAAATGTTCTGGAAAGTCAAGAATTGTTATACCCTCATTCCCTTTTTCTAATAGCTTATCTAAAACTATTTTTTCTTATGTTCCCGTTTTTGGATTTAGCGACATTTAAACATCTCCTAGTATTTTAACTGCTTTATTTAATGTAAGGTTTTCAGCAACATCAAAGCCTTTGACAGCTTCAAACCTTCTAAACTTCGTAATGTTAAACTGCCTGCCAAATTGTTTATTTTTATAAAATTCGCCATGCAAAACATATTCAACGCTTTTAAGTACATCAGGATATTTAGGGCCGTAAAAAACAGCGCTGCAATTTTTACAGGAACCAGCTTTTAGATTGTAAACATGATAATTTTTGTCGTTGCTTTCATATATTAATCTATTTAATTTCCCTATAACTATTGTCATATTCTACCTCTCTTATACTACAGCTAAATAATAATGTGTTAGCTATCTGTTTATGTTTTCGGTATTAGTCCAAAGCACAATAGCTTGATTACCTACATAAGCGCGAACCTTAGCCGTTCCCCAGCTTGTATCAAGGATAGATATAGGTATCCCAGCCTTCGGCCCAAAACAGCCGTTTTTTATTAGATATTTAACCGCTGGAACATCACCCTTAACTGTTGCGGCCGTAATCTGGTTGAATAGATCTTTACTCACGCAAGCCCAATACCCGCCCTTTATTGATGCGGCATTTGCTGTTGTTGATGCTAGTGCTAATAATATTAATAATGTTTTCATGTTGTTCACCTATTTGTTTTTACGTTTGTCTTTTTCCATTGCTGTCCTTATGGCATCCCTAGCAATCTGACTATAAGAATTGCCTGTTTCTATTTTCTTGTCTTCTAACCATTGATCGATATCAGTAGTTAATTTAATTGGTGCTAGTGTACGAGGCATATATTCAATCCCTGTTAATTTAGATTTAACTTTAACACATAATGATATATAATATCAATATAATAAATCATATAAATTTAATATAATAAAGTGTTGACTGTATGATTATAAAGCTTTACTCTGTATGCAACTTAACGAGGTGGCCAAATGATAATAATCAATGTGACTTGTGCTTATTGCAGTAAATCATACAAAACTTACGAATCAACATGCGGCTTATATTTCTGCCGATCTTGCTCAACTAAATAGAATTGAACCATGCACTTAGAGCCTAAACATTGCTGCAATCAAAAGCCTGCCTTCTGGCAATGCGATTGCAATACTGGCAAAAGGTGCGAGTGCATAGAGCTAATACAATGCTGGGTATGTATGCGAGTGATATACGGTAGCGATATTAAAAACATTGAGCAATGGAATGCTGGAATTAACGACGATTAACTAAATAACTAACAGGACTAAATCATGATAATGAAATTTAAAACAGCAAAAGAGTTTGTAGTTTGCATGATGGAAAATGAAGGTAAATTATTTTTTGATTATTACGGCAGGGAATGGAAATATAAAGATCATAAGTTTACGTTTAAGGATATTGGCGTTGATGAGTGTCATAACCAAGGATTAAAGTGCCTCCACCTTTACGGAACTTTTATAAAAATGTTAGATAGCCACGAATAATAGGACTAAATCATGACAATGGCAACTAAAAAACAATTTATAACCGAGGCCGCACCGGCTCTAATACTTAAAGCAAATAATCGCTTTGAGATAGTCGATAACCATGTAGCCAGTAAAGCTGATTATCAGAATAGCTATAGCGTTAAATACATGAGACGTTATAACGCATTGAAGGGGATAAAATAATGCTAACTTTTGAACAGCTTATACCAAAGTCTTATGATTTCTTGCGAGGTTATTACGATTGTATGTATTCAGGCAAGCATATGAGCAACCAGGATGAAGAATACGATCAAGGATACAATGCACGCTATCAAGAGGAGCAAATAGCTGGCTGTGTTATAAATCCAATAATAACTATTGAGGAGTAAATCATGAGCGAACTATTACAAATACAACAGTCATTAAAGGCACCCAAATCGCAGGTAAATGGTTTCGGCAAATACAAGTACAGATCATGCGAAGATATTCTAGAAGCTCTTAAAACGCCATTAGCTGCCGCAGAATGCTACGTCGTTATCAATGATGACATTGTTATGGTTGGTGATCGAATTTACGTCAAAGCAACGGCTAACTTGAAAAAAGATGGCAAAGTTTTAGAGTCTGCCACCGCCTTTGCTCGTGAATCATTATCAAAGAAGGGTATGGATGATAGCCAAATAACCGGAACCGCATCAAGTTACGCTCGAAAATATGCACTTAATGGCTTGTTTGCTATTGATGATACTAAGGACGCAGATACTCAAGCGCCAATTAAAGAAGAGTTTGACATAACCGCCGAGGTTAAATCTATATTCGAGTGCAAGGACATAGACGAACTTGTTACAATATGGGTTGCTATTAACACAAAGTACAAAGGCACTACTGCCCTAGTCGAACTATCAAAGATGAAAGACATAAGAAAGACTCAGCTATTTGGGGATCAATAATGGAACAGTTAACACCAGAATGGTTTGCCGCTAGGCTTGGCAAAATTACCGCATCACGCATGGCGGATGTAATGGCTAAGACTAAATCAGGCCCAGCCGCATCTCGCAAAAATTACATGATGGAATTAATCTGCGAAAAACTTAGCGGGGAGAGCGTAGACTTTTACAAAAACGCTGCTATGCAAAGAGGTACGGATCTAGAGCCTATAGCCAGGGGCGCATATGAGGCTTCTAAAGGCTTGTTTGTTAAAGAGGAGGGGTTAGTAGATCATCCCACAATAATTGGCCTAGCGGCTTCTCCTGACGGCTTAGTAGGTGATGATGGGCTTATTGAGATCAAGTGCCCAAACACTGCGACACATTTAGACTTTTTAAAAACAAGAAAGATACCTAGCAAATATATTTTACAGATGCATACGCAAATGATTTGCACTGGCCGCAACTGGTGCGACTTTGTGAGCTATGATGATCGATTACAGGGTTTAGAATATAAATGTGTACGTGTTGAGCTAGACCCAAAAATATCTAACGACATTGAAACAGAAGCTAAATTATTTATTGAAGAAATGAATAATGAATTAATAGAAATTGAAAAACTTAAAGAGGCAATATAATGAACAAAATAGGCGTATCACTAAGCATCGATGTTACAGTAATCGATAAATCAAAAATGTTAAAACATGCAAACGGTAAAACTTATCTAGATATGACCGTTTTTATCGACCCTAACACAGAAGATAATTACGGCAACCACGGTATGATTGTGCAGAATTGGAAAGAAGCACCCAAGGGAGGCACTCCAATATTAGGCAATGCCAAGATATTTTGGAAGGACCCTAATCAGGCTGTACCTAATCCGCAATATCAGCCACCGGCACAAGCTAATCCAGCGCAAGCTATGCAGGATGATTTTGAAGACACGAACCTGCCTTTTTAGCATAATTCAGGGTTGGCGCGATTCCTTAACAAGATCCGGTCTGAAGGTGGCCGCTAAAACTAACGCTGTACTTATACAATGAACCCTATTTTTTAATCATGTATAAGTATCAAAGCCTGCGCCGTAATCGTGAAGGGTAAAGCTTAGGACCAATTAATTAACAGGGGGATGATGTGTATAACTTTATATTTACGGTGTTAATATTACTAGCATCAGGATACTGGTTATATCATCATCACAATAAACCGATAATAGATAAGCATGTAACCTGGACTGATTGCAGCCCAGCAGAATGCCAACGACGACAAGGTAAGATTAACAATGACTGATTTTAAAATAGATGATGAAGTAAGAAATAAAAAAATACATAAAATTAAAGAAATAAAACCTTTAAGTAACGGAATATACTTAAACGCCGTTGGCTGGGTTGACGCTGATCTTTACGAGCTAGTGCCACCTAAGCCAGCATATCCAAACGCACCACACAAGCATTGCGCTATGATTTGCCATGTAGCTAATGGGGGTGTGGTTCGTGAAATTGCACATATAGATTCTGTAAATGTGCTTATTTCTCATGTGTCAGAAACGTCTTGGTTTAATTTTAACATATATGAAATAGTGCAACCTAAAACAAAGGATGAGCTACGTATTGAGGAACTGCAATATTTTATAAAGTTGAATATAGATACGATTAATGAATATAAACGCGAATTAGAAGAACTTAAACCAACCGTACATTATTAACGGTTGACGATGTAGAAGATAAGCTTTAATATTTGAGTGTGTTAACTATACTGTTAACATTTAATTATGCTTTTAGTTTTGATATTTTTTAATGTTTATTATTGTGTTTGCCCAAGCGTAAAAACCTTGGGCTTTTTTATGCCTGTAATTTAACGCCGGATTAGCGTCCAATTGTAGCTTATCCCTAGACCGTCATAGCCGTTGCGCTAACTACAATCATCGTAATAATAATGGCTATGTATGCTTCTTTAAAAAGTTAATCATAAAATCAATCATAGCTATACCGTATTTTCTAAGTGCAATTTGTATGCGTCTTTTACTGCTTTGGTGTGAACAGCGCCTACAATGGCTTTTGTTTCTGCTGATTCGTTTGTTATATTATCGCTTGGCGCTATAACTTTTCGGTTAAAAGCTCTTGATATTTCAACTCCGTCATCAAAAATAACTGTGGCTTCTCTAATCTGTACGTGCTTAAACTCGCCAACAATTTCATATTTATCTGTTTTTACTTCTTTAGTTAATGCCATAATTTTTCTCTTAGGTTAGGTATGAAAAGGCTATTTGTAGCGAACCAGTAGATTTAGCATCTGTATAAGTTATATACGTATCGCTGTTTTTTAGAAATAGTACTGCTGTAGAACTTAATCTATACTGGCTAACTAATTCAGAAAAGCTATCTAAAAAATCACTAAATCTTCCAATGGCTGCGTTAACAGATTCATGCGAATCATCCGCAGCAAACGGCAGGCCTCCTATTGTCACAGCTGAGTTGTCATTGCTGCTAGCGGTCACGGTAAGAGACGCTGTGCAATTAACGACATTGCCTATCTTACTATACTTTCCTGACTGTACGCTATATGAAATACCTGAGCCACCTACAAATGCAGGCGTCCATGTCCCTTCCTCGTAATCATCAAGCGTATTAGCCGCTGCTGTATCTGTACCAAATAAAACGCCGGTTGAGGCGGTAAGCTTTGGCGCTAAAATGTCACCCGAAAATGCTGCACCAACGGCTGTTATGTCACCTGAAAATGCTGCACCAACGGCTGTTATGTCACCTCCGAAGTCTGCACCAACGGCTGTTATGTCACCTCCGAAGTCTGCACCAACGGCTGTTATGTCACCTCCGAATTCAACTCTACCCCCTTCATTATTTATAAATAGAGCGCTAGTGGTAGTCGGGCTACCTTTAGCTTGTATCTCATTACTATCCATTGCAATGTGAGAACCACTACCATCACCACCAACTATAAATGACCCATTTATACCTGACAAGCTTATGTTGCTGTTTAATGAAGCAATTAATCTGCCTGTAAATGTTGCGCCTGCCAAAGCTGCTTTATCAGTATCAAGCTCATTTAATGCCGCTTCTACGTTAGTCGCGGCAATACCCCCGGCGGCAGTGCTGCGTATATCAGATGCTTTAATGCCTACAAGCGTAAACACGTTAATCCAAGCATTATTCGCTGCGTTGCGCTGCTTTAATATTCCTGCCGTAGTATCTGCCCAATACATATAAGCGTACATCGTGGCCGGTTCTGTAGACCCACTGTTATTTGATACTATTGCCGCTAGTGTGTCGTTAAGATCACCAAGGAATGATATTCCCGTCTGATCTGAAATTACATAATCTTCTTGTGCCATATTAATAGCCCCTTGAAATGTGGTCGAACGTGCGACTAATTGCCGCCCCGCCTGAATTTTTAAATATTATATCAAATCCGCCCACGGTTTTGTTTGATATTTCGTAAAAATCACCTGTTGTCATATCCTGCGCGGTAATACCTATTGCTGGTATAACCTGATAGTCAAACGGGAATGATATTGATTTAGACGCTGCGCCACTTACAATATCTTCACCGCTTGAGGTTCTATCAGGCATGTCAACAGAGACTAGCAATGAATTAAC